GAGTAAAAAAGAGCGTGATTGTGGGCTGCGCACAGGCCCCAAACAGTGTGCCCAGCGGGCCACAATTTACCGTTTGATTTTCGTTGCATGGCGAGATCTCCAGGGGTCAGATGAAAGCCGCGAGCAGCAGCCCGAGCGCGATGCCGTAGGCGCAAGCAAAGAACACGTCCAGGGGACGCAGGGGCACGTCATGCATGGTGAGGGTTCTCCGGGGTCAGGGGGTGATGCTGGCGCATCCATACCGCACCTTGCGATGCGGTAGGCGGATGCGTCAGGCGTCAAACCCTACGGGCGTGAAGGGGCGAACGGTGGCGTCGGTGCGGTAAGGCATGACGACGCAGAACCCTGTCACATCTGCGCCAGTCATGACGGCGGCATGCGTCCCATGCGCGTGGAGGTGCACGGAAAACTTTGCGCCGCCATTGTGCCAATGCTTGAGCGCGTCGCGGCACCGGACCAGTAGATCGGGGTCAAACTGCCCGGGCGCCTCGCCGCGCGAGTCCAAAACCTGCGCCGTGGGAACGACGCGCCTCCAGTCCGGGAACCGGCCATCGACTGGCGCAAAAACTTGCGATCCCAGCGTATAGCGCCCGTCAGGCAGCGCGCGCAGTTCTACAGTGCCTTTGCACTCCTTCAACGCCGCTTTAATGGTGGCGAAGGGGATGATCATCGACCACGGGCCCGCTTGATGCGCATCCGTCCATTGGACCTTAGGCGCGGCGATAAGCCCGGCGAACATGCACGCGCCATCAGTGCCCACGAGGTGCACATCTCCTGCGCGGGTCACCTCAAGCAAAACGCCTTGCAGGTAGTACCGCACGTCTTTGACGGCGGCGCAGGAAAGGGCGGCAGACAGCTGGTTCTTTTGGATCGAAATCATGGTGATGTTCTCCGGGTTAGGGGGTGTCGTGTGGTTATGCTCGACGCTTCAGGCCGCGCGATGCTGCGCGGCCTCAAGGCCGGCGAGGAACGCGAGCATCCTGTCGGCCAGCTCGCGGGCAGGGATGTGGCCGGTGGACAGGGGGCAGCTGACGCCGCCGGGCTCGTTGGCGATACGGTGCAGGGCGAAGCCACCGTATTGGCGGCTAAGGTGGTAGGCGCCGATGTTGGCGCGATGGCGCCCGTCGGCGCCGGGCGAGTAAGGCGTCATGGGCGAGCCCGTGGCGCGGTTGATGCGCGCGATGATGACCTCAAGGTGAGCGACGGTGATGCGGCGGTGCATGGTGTGTTCTCCGATGGTGAGGGGGTGATCAGTCATCCAGCATGGCGCGCTCACGCGCCACGTGCTGCTCGGCCAGCAAGTTGAGCTCTGACTGCTCAACGGGGGACAAGTGATGCCAGACATGCACAAGCGCGCGCTTGAACCGGGTGTCCGGTGTCTCATCGTCAGCAGTCACTCGCGGGAGCATGGGGACAAGGGACCACAAGCGCGCGTAGAGCGCGCCGTTAACGCCGCCCATGCATTCGGCGACGTCGTCGGGCGACCAGACTTCAAACAGGTAATCGGGCTTCATGTCGTGTCCTATCGTGCGGGTGTTGGTTGAGGGGCTTTCACTGTAATCCTGTCAAGCCACCCTGTCTGTGAACTAGTTCACACTATGTCGAGATTTATTTGACGACAGTCTGACCACAACAGATCTGCACATTGCCCACGATCGCCCACGGTGGGCGCAGTGGGCGCCTACAGTGGGCGCGGTGGGCGACAGGGCGCCCTGATGTGGGCGCGCGGGCGTGGCGCGCTCTCCGAGCGGAATCCGGCTTGTGGTCTGTTGTGTCAGTGTGGTTTCCTTCATCTGGCGATCTGTAAACACTGTATAGATATACAGTATGCGATATACGCTGTGGCGCGTGCAATGCTGTGGTCATTGCCACAACTGCCACAGCGCCCACAGCCTCAAGCTCCGCTCAGAGGGCGGCGCCAAAGCGCCATCAAGCACCATGCTCCAGCATCAACCCGCGCGGGCATGTCCACACCTGCACACATCACGCTGCAAGGTGCGCAATGGCTGTGAGCATGCCCACAACTGCACACGCTGGCGCCTGGCTATATCAGTGGTTGCTTATATAAGCATGAACGGATGCGGCAGTGCAGCATGAGGCAGGGGGTGGTGGCTGAAGGCCACCCCCCAGGGCCCTGGCCGATGGCCAATGGGCACGGAGGGCCCACAGCCAATTTTTATTTTTTGGCGCAATGCACAAAACACACTGTCGTGCCAAATCAAGTAACATCGGCGCATGACGTTCAAGTCGTTGCCAATCACCGTTCGCGAAGTCAAGGCGACAGAGGCTGTGCTGGAGCGTCTGTACGCCAGTGCAAAGCTCGGCCTGAAGGGGGACGCGCTGGCGTACCAGGCGGGGCTGTTGCCTGTGGAGTTCCGGCGTCTGTGTCAGATGGACCCGATTGCGGAGTACGCCGTGGGGAAGGGGTACGCCGACGCTGAGGCGTCGATGGCTCGTGTGGTGCAGGAGGCCGCGCTGAGCGGCGACACCAAGATGGCCGAGTTCTACCTGCGCCACAGGGCCGAGTGGCAAGCAACTCAAAAAGTGCAACTCGACGGCGTTCAATCCATCAGCATCACCTTGGCTTTGGAGCAAGCCCAAGCCCGTGTCCAGTCCTTGTCTCAAGACGTGGAAGACGCTAAAATGATCGAGCCCCGACACCGCGCCAACGGTGCCGAGGCTCTAACCCACCAACCTATGCAGGAGGTCAGCGATGGCTACCGAAATTCTGACACAAGCGCGGCTCAAAGAGTTGCTTCACTACGACCCTGAGACAGGGTGTTTTGTGTGGCGCGTAGCTCGTTCCGCGCGCGCTAAAGCCGGCACCGTAGCGGGTTCGTTATGGCGCGGTTACGTCAACATAAGCGTTGACGCTAAAATTTACACTGCACATAGGCTAGCTTGGTTGTACGTTACAGGCGCTTGGCCAACGAACGTTATTGACCATATAAATAGATTTAGGTCAGATAACCGCTGGTGCAATTTGCGTTTATCTACGCAAACTTTAAACGCGCAAAACGCTAGACTTCGCCGTGACAATCAAAGCGGAGCAAAAGGCGTGTCATGGCATGAAGGCAATAGAAAGTGGCGGGCGCGCATACAAGCAGATAAAAAGCAGCTGTTTTTAGGCTGGTTCTCAACTTTTGAAGACGCCGCGGCCGCTTACAAAACCGCCGCGCGTACACTTCACCCGCATGCAAACGATCAAGTACCAGCCAGGTGATGAGCAGGCGCTGATGGTGCGCCTGTGGTCGTCGGCCATCGCCGACGATCCAGAGGCGTTCGTTCTTTTTGCCTACCCTTGGGGTGAGGCGAACACGCCGCTGGCCAAGCACAAGGGGCCGCGCAAGTGGCAGCGCACGATCTTGCGGGAGATGGCCGAGCACATCCGCAACAACCGGCCCAAGGACGCCTATGAGGTCTTCCGGATAGCGGTGGCGTCGGGGCGGGGGATCGGCAAAAGCGCACTCGTCTCGTGGCTCGTGCTGTGGATGCTGACAACCAAGATCGGCGCGAGCGTCATCGTGTCGGCCAACAGCGAGGCGCAGTTGCGGTCGATCACGTGGTCGGAGATTACGAAGTGGTTGGCGATGATGATCAACAGCCATTGGTTCGAGATCAGTGCGACGAGGATCACGCCGGCGAAGTGGCTGACCGAGCTGGTCGAGCGCGACATGCGCAAGGGCACGCGGTACTGGGGCGCTGAGGGGCGTCTGTGGAGCGAGGAGAACCCGGACGCTTACGCGGGCCTGCACAACAGCGACGGCGTGATGCTGATCTTCGACGAGGCCAGCGGCATCCCGGACGCGATCTGGGACGTGGCCCAGGGCTTTTACACCGAGAACACGCCGCACAGGTTCTGGTGCGCGTTCAGCAACCCGCGCCGGCCGCAGGGGTACTTCTACGAGTGCTTCAACGCCAAGCGGGACTTCTGGCGCAACCGCAACATTGACGCGCGCACGGTCGAGGACACCGACAAACAGGTCTACGACCAGATCATCGCGGAGTACGGCGAGGACAGCCCGCAGGCGAAGATCGAGGTGTACGGTGAGTTCCCGAGCATCGGCGACGGGCAGTTCATCAGCCCAAGCGTCGTGGACCAGGCGTTCAAGCGGCCGAAGTACAAGGACCCCGAGGCGCCTATCGTCATCGGCGTGGACCCGGCTCGCTCAGGCGCCGACTCCACCGTCATCGCGGTGCGGCAGGGGCGCGATCTGATCGCGTTGCGGCGCTACCGGGGCGACGACACCATGACGGTGGTGGGGCACGTCATCGAGGCGATCGAGGACTACAAGCCGACGCTGACGGTGATTGACGAAGGTGGCCTGGGGTACGGGATTCTTGACAGACTGGTCGAACAGCGGTACAAGGTGCGTGGGGTAAACTTCGGCTGGAAGGCGAAAAACTCCATCATGT